TACAAAACAATGCGTTGTTTCAAACATTTGGTTTACAGTTAAAAACACCTATTGACGTAAGTAAATGGAATGAATTATATAAAAAGTTTATACATCCTGCAGGTTTTTATTTTGAAGGACAGGTTGTTTCTGATACTGAGGCTTTGTTATCATTAACAGCACCTCTTTCAATACCTTTGGACTCTGCTGAAACTTCTGGCCCGTCGCTATCTTCAGAAGCTTTAGTTCCTTTAACTATTCCATTTGTACAAGAAACATTATTAATAGATTCAGATGGTACAAATATTAGAATTGGACTAAATCAATTAGTAAACGTTTATCAAAATTTAACGACAGTAGAATTAGAAAAGTTTTATTCAAGCATAGATGAGTTGATTGGAGTAAACTCATTTACTTTTGATGATAGTGATATTAGAGACAGTGCTGGTGGTGCAACTCCAGACTTCTCATTAGCAACTGAAACAATGGATAATGATATGTTCACAAGATATTTGAGTGATTCATCTTTCTAGTATAAATAGACTTATTAGGATTAAAAAATGACAAGACAAAATATTAATATAGGATCAGCAGCAAACGACGGTACAGGTGATACCTTACGTTCCGCTGGTACGAAAATAAATCAAAACTTTCAGGAAATATATACACAACTTGGTGGTGACAGCTCTAATTTAACTACTCAAGTTACGATAAAAGATTCAAGTGGTGTAGGTACAATAATATTTGAAGGCACGACTGCTGATTCTCATGAAACAAAACTGATAGTTGATCAGCCTACTGCAGATAGAACTGTTACTATACCTAATGCCACAGGCACTATAGTTTTAAGGAATTCAACAGACACTCTCACAAATAAAACTTTAACTACACCAATTATTGCTTCTATATCTAATAGCGGCACAATGACGGTACCAACGGGTGGTGGCACTTTAGCAACTATAGGTGGTACTCAAACATTTACTAATAAAACACTAACGTCACCAACATTAAATACTGCAAAGATTGGAACATCTTTAAATGATGTAAATGGAAACGAACTTATAAAAGTAACCGCTACTGGTAGTGCAGTGAATGAATTAACAATAGCAAATGGCGCATCAACAACTGGACCTACATTATCAGCTACGGGTGGTGGTGCAAACCTTAATATAATAATGACACCAAAAGGTACTGGTTCAGTTGAGTTAAATAAAGCAGCTTTTAGTTCTTCTACTATAACTTCCAATGGAGCAGCAAATACAGCCGCTACTTTGATAATAGGTAATGCAGGTTCGCAACTAGACGTTTCATTAGCAGATGGTACAACAGTAGGTGAATTTAAAATTTTTACAAACAAAGGTGCAGGTGCAATGCATGTTACACCAACAAACTTTTCAGCAGGTACTAAATTTGTTTTAACACAGAATCAAGGTGCTAGTTGTATATGGGACGGATCAAACTGGTTTTTAGTCGGCAACCAAAGTACATCAGCGGTATCATAAGGAATAGAATATGCCAGCAATAATTACAGATACATTTAAAAAACAATTAACGCAAACAATTTTTGATGAATCAAGACTTGACTCTGCAAGATATTATATTGGAATCGGAAAATCAGAACCATATGATAGTGCAGAAACTGTGACTACGCCAACAGATACACCACGTACTATAAGAAATGTAAGAGCAGGATTACAGTCAATCAAATCAGCAAGTGACGTAAGTTATGTTATACCACGATATAACTGGTCATCTGGAGCTTTTTATAATGCTTATGATGATGATTTTGCTAGCATACCAGCTACAAATAGTTATTATGTTTTAACTGAAGATAATCAAGTTTATATTTGTTTACAGCAGAGTAAGACAGCTGCTGGAGTTGTAAATGCTTCAACTGTAAAACCTACAGGTACAGGCACTAAACCAATAAAAACTGCTGATGGTTATGTTTGGAAATATTTATTTTCTTTAAGTGCTACTAGATCAAGTAAGTTTTTATCATCAAACTTCGTGCCAGTCGAAAAAATACTCGATTCATCAGAACTTGGTAGGCCTTTAGCAGGATTTGAAATTTTACAAGATCAAGTACAAAATGCTGCCGTACCTGGTCAAATACTTGGAATAAAAGTAACAAATGCAGGTACAGGTTATACAAGTACGCCAACTATAACGATTGATGGTGATGGTGTAAGAGCAAGTGCAACTGGATCTATTTCTGGAGGTAATATAACCAAGATTGAAATGGATTCAAGCACAGATAGCACAATGGCTATGGGACAAGGATTTAATTTTGCAAGTGTTTCAATAAGCGCACCTGATAGTGCAGGTGGTATACAAGCAACTGCACGTGCTATAATTGGTCCTGATGCTGGATTAGGTGCTGATGTTCGTGACGAATTAAAAGCAACCTCATTAATGTTTAACACAAAACCAAATGGAATAGAAGATAGTAATTTTATTGTAGGACAAGATTTTAGACAAGTTACTCTTATAAGAAATCCATTGCATTCATCAGACAGTGCAGCCGATGGACCACCTTTTACTACATCAAGTGGTAAAGTTTTAAAATTTTTAAGATTACAAGCAACAGCTAATGCTGGATTTTTAGATGCAACAATAACTGGAGGAACTAGTGGTGCAAAGGCTTTTGTTGATGAAGTAGAAAATGATAAGCTATACTTTCATCAATCTGAAGAAACTGGTTTTAAACCTTTTCAAGAAGGTGAAGCCATAACTGGTGGTGGTCAATCTGGTACTTTAGTTGCAGCCGGCGCAGATGCTGATAGTGATGCATTTACTAGAGATGACGTTGAAAAACTTTCTGGAGAGATTGTATATATAGAAAATAGAGCACCAGTAACGAGAGCAGCTAATCAAACAGAAGATATAAAGGTTGTAATTACACTTTAAGGATTAAAAATGGCGACAACACTTACAAATACTACATTTAATACAAGTTTTAAAGATGATTTTGCAGATAGTGCAAATTTTCATAAGATACTTTTTAACTCAGGTAGAGCTGTTCAAGCTAGAGAACTCACACAACTTCAAACTATTTTACAAAATCAAATAACAAGGTTCGGTAATAATATATTTAAAGAAGGTGCGGTTGTTAAACCTGGTGGTGCAAGTATAAATCAAAAATATGAATTTATTAAGTTAGACACTACAACTAACGCATTACCTACAGATACTTCTACATTAATTGGTATTACTTTTAGTGGTAGTACGTCTGCTGTAAGTTTTAAAGTTTTACAAGTAGTAGCCGCTACTGGTTCAGATCCTGCCACTCTATATGTTCAATATTTAAGTGCACCAACTGGACTTTCTGGAAATACAGCGGTAAGAGTAACAGCTGGTGAAAACATAACAGGTGGCTCTGAAACTTTAACAGTACAAACTACGAATACGACTGCTAATCCAGCAGTAGGTGTAGGTATTCTTATAACTCTTTTATCAGGCATTTATTATGCAAGAGGCCACTTTGTATTCACTCAAGACCAATCAAAAATAATATCAAAATATAGTGATTCTGTAAATGCAAATGTAGGTTTTAAAGTTGTAGAATCTGTAGTTACTGCAGTAGACGATACAAGCTTATTTGATAATCAGGGTGCGACACCAAACTTAACTGCACCTGGAGCTGACAGATATAAAATCAATCTTACCATCGCCGAAGAAAGTGAAATTAATTCTGATGAAAATTTTGTGCACGTAGCAACTGTAAAAGAAGGTGTTGTTTACAGCGCAGTAACTCATAATGATTCATACAACATACCAAACAAGGTAGTAGCAAAAAGAATATTTGAAAATTCAGGTGATTATATAGTCAAACCTTTTAAAATGAAATTTAATCTTGATTCTGCTAATACTCATCTTAATTTAGAAGTTAGCCCTGGAACTGCGGTAGTAGAAGGATTTAGAGCTTCACGTGACTTTCCTACTACTTTAAGATTACAAAAAGCAACTGATACTATTACTATTGAAAATGATGCTACTAACACAGACTTTGGTAACTTTGTTCTTGTTGATAATAGTACGTTTGGCGATTCAGCAACAATTGGCTTACCAAATATACACACTTTTGAAAAATTAGATTTAAGAGATAGTGTTGACTATTTAGGTAGTACCATCGGTACTGCTAGAGTAAAAGCAATAAATGAAGATGGAAATAACTTAAGATTTCATCTTTTTGATATTAGATTAAATAGTGGTAATGCGTTTAGAAACGTAAAAAGTATAGGAACAAGTACATCCAGTTATTTTAGACCTACTCTTGAAAATGGCAAAGCTGTTCTTAAAGAAACAGAAAAAAATAGATCACTTTTTCAATTACCAAGACAAAGACCTCAATCAGTTACAGATGTATCATTTGCAGCGCAACGTAGATTTGTAGTTGCTTCAAACCCATCAGGACAGGCTTCACTTTCACTGTCTGCACCGGGTGAAAAATTTACAAACGCAGATGATTGGATAGTTGGCACAGATAGTGACATCTTTCTTGGTGCAAGTTTTTCAATTCCTCCAGCTGGAACTTCAGTAACCATAACTAATTTACCGGCAAGTACGTCGTTAGAGATTCTTGCATATGTAAATAAAAGTCAAGCAACTATAAAAAATAAAGTTTTAACTACTAGAACAATAACTATCGGAATAGATTCAGATGGAAATGGTCAAAAGTTTGTACCATTAAAAAGAGCTGACATATTTGACGTACAAGAAATTTTAAAAGGAGATGATAGTAGTGTAAGTTTTGCTAATAGGTTTACTTTAGACGATGGTCAAAGAGATAATCATTATGATTTAGGAAGATTGTTATTAAATCCTGGTCAGTCGGCTCCACCTTCAACACCTGGTGTTTTTGTGAAATACAGACACTTTGAACACGGTGTTTCTGGAGATTTCTTTGCAGTAAATTCTTACACCGGTCAAGTGACTTATGATCAAATACCTAGGTATAGATTTTCTAATGGAAGAAGAATAAGATTATATGACTTTTTAGATTTTAGATCAACCATGGATTCTGGCGGTGAATTTGCTGATCAAGGTACAGGCGGCAGGGTTATTGAACTTCCTCAACCTACACAACTTATAACTGCAGATGTAGCATATTATGTTCCTAAAGCTGGTAAACTAGTAATAGATAAAGACGGAATAATAAGAGTTGAAATTGGTACTTCAGGATTTAATCCATCAACTCCTTTAAAGCCTAGTGGGACATTAGCACTATATGATTTTAGACTTAATGCAAATACTTTAAATGACTCAGATGTTGTAATTAAAAAAATTGATCATAAAAGATTTACTATGAAAGATATAGCTCAACTTGAAAGAAGAGTTGATAAGCTTGAAGAATTTGCATCTCTTAATTCACTTGAACTTGATACAAAGAATTTTCAAGTTCTTGATTCTGCAGGTAACGACAGAACTAAAGCTGGTTTTTTTGTAGATAATTTTAACAGCTCATTATTTTCTGATACATCTACTAACAATTACAGAGCTGCACTTGATCCTATCGAAAATGTCGTAAGACCAGCATTTACTGAAGACAATATTAGACTGATATTTGACTCAGATACTTCTTTACCGTTAGGCACAGTAAGAAGAGGTGATAACATTTATATAGATTATGATGAAGCACCGTATATCAATCAAGATCTAGCGACAAAATCGATAAAAATAAATCCATTTTCTGTAGTAATTTATGAAGGAGTTTTAACTTTATCACCTGCATCTGATGAGTGGAGATCTGTAGAAATTAGAACAGAAAAAACTGTACCTGGTGGTATACGTTTAAATACAAAACAAGCATACAACTGGAATAACTGGTCATGGAATTGGGGTGGAATACCTTTAGAAAATTTACAAGTAGGTAGTTCGACCGGACAAATAAGTGGAGTAGTAAACAAAGTAGTAAGCGATGAAACAGTTCTTGAGGTTATTGAAGATAGAGTTATTCAATCAGCATTGATTCCTTTTGCAAGACCAAGAAAAGTATTCTTTAAGGCAGAAGGTTTAAGGCCTACGACAAAAATGTTTGCATTCTTAGATGGAAACAATATAACCGCACTATCTCACAAAGAAAACTTTCAGTTTTATTCTGATTACGACTCAGATTTTGGTAATACTCTAGTAAATGCGACTACACATCCGAGTGGAAACGCAGAGCTAATAACAGATGCAACTGGTTCAGTTTCTGGATCATTCATAGTACCGTTTAATGACACAATAAAAATTAGAACCGGTGAAAGACAATTTAAACTTTTAGATATAAGCACTGATAATGAGAGTTTTGCAACATCCATAGGAAAGGCAGTTTACTCAATGTCTGGTTTCTTAGATACAGTTGATAGAACTTATGAATCAACAAGAGTATTAGGCGTACAAGGTACAAGATTAAGAGACAACGCAACTTACCAAAATAATAGCAATGATGACGGTAATGAACCTCCAGGTGAAGGAATAAACATTACGCCAGGTGCTCCAAACCAAACTGGTCCAGGTACATGGTCAAGTTCATCTTATCACGATCCAAATGATATGGTTGATGTAGGTTTAGGAGATGGTATTGATGGTCATAGCAGTAGTTCTGGTGATGACAACAATTCAAGTGATCCAGGTAGTTCTGGCCATACAGACAGTACGTATATATGTACAGCAACATTTAATAATGGATTTATAACAGAAGATCACTTCAAGGTACTAAAAAGATATGGCGTAAAATTAAGAAAAATAGATCCATACGTTATGAAAGCTTATGATTGGTATGGACCTAAGATTGCTAAAATTCTCGGTAATAAATATAGTGGAGTATTTTTAACAAACTATTATAAAGCAAAAAGAAATAAAAATAAACTAAGCATTTCACAAAGTTTGTTTGATGTAAGCTCTAGATTTATTTTAAGGCCGATAGGTAGAATAGTAGGCCGATTATTAACAATGAAAAAAGGTAACTAAAATGGCAGTAACTTCACTAGGATATCAGGTAAATAGACAACCAATAGCACAATCCTTTTTTATTAATGAACCAAACGGAATATACTGCACACAGGTAGATTTATTCTTTGCCGCAAAGGACGCATCTTTACCAGTACAAATTCAATTAAGACCAATGGTAAATGGATTTCCTTCTTCAAGCAAAATAATTCCAGGAACTATAAAAAGTAAAGCAGGCAGTGATGTAAACGTTGATACTGTAGGCCCAGCTTTAACGGCAACAGAATTTAAGTTTGATGAACCAGTTTTTTTAAAAGGTTCAGAAGATTATGCACTTGTAGTTATTGCAGATTCAAAAGATTATGAGATATATGTTGCTGAAATTGATCAGTTTCAAGTTGGTTCATCTGAAAGAAGAGCCGCAAAACAACCAGACCTAGGCAATCTTTTTTATTCACAGAACGGCGTTACATGGTTACCATCTATGAATGAAGACTTATCTTTTGTAATACATCAGGCAAAGTTTAAACATACTAGTGCCACAGCAATTTTACACAATGCTTCTGTACCAAAAAAGAAACTTGTATTAAATCCAGTAAAAGTAACTTCAGGTGATGCTACTGTAACAATGGCGCATGTAAACTCTGGGTTACAAGTAGGTAATGCAATTGAAATAAGTGGCGTTGATGCTAGTGTTGGTGGAATAAGCGCAGGATCAATAAATGGTAGAAGAACAATTACAAAAGTAGACTTTACCGGATATACATTCGAAGCAGATTCAGCTGCCGATTCTGATGCAATTGGTGGTGGTGCAAATGTGCTTGCTACAAAAAATATACCTTTCAGTTTAATATATCCAAATAGTGCTACGATAGTTCCTCGAGCAACAAGCTTAGGCGCCGGTATAAAAACTACTACTGGTAAATCATATGCTGGAAGTGAAACGGCTTTTCAAAAATCACCTAGCTTTAACGGTATAAAATTAAATCAAAATAACTTAGCACTTGAACCTTATATAATTGCATTCGATAGTGCTGAAACCGATGAGTTAGGTTCTGGCGTTAAATCATTTGATATGAGAATGTTACTTGCATCTAATGATTCAAATGTTTCACCAATGATTGACTTACAAAGAACTTCTATAACACTTGTTGACAACTTAATAGATAAACAAGATCCGGCATCATCAACTGGATTTAACATACCAATAAATTTTGTAAATGAAACTTCTGCCACAGGAGGTAGTTCAGCTGCAAAACATTTAACAAGAATTGTTACGTTAGATACCGATGCTGTTGGTCTTAAAGTATTACTTTCAGCAAATAGACCTAACGGTACAGATTTTCAGCTTTACTTTAGAACAGGAACTGCTGATGAAGTTATAACTGAAAAGTCTTTTACTTTACAAGAACCAGAAACAACTTTACCTACTGATGAAAATCCAAATACTTTTAGAGAGTATAGATATTTGATTGGTGGTCAAAACGGTGTGTTACCTGCCTTTACAAAGTTTCAAGTTAAGATAGTATTTAGAAGTACAAACAGCGCATCTGTTCCAAGAATTACTGATTTAAGAATAATAGCATTGAGTGTCTAATGAAATATTTAAAAGTAAAAGATCATGAAAATCTAGTTAGAGACAAAGACACAAATGTTGTTATCAATATAAATAGAAGTGAAATAGAACAAGCTAAAAAAAGAAAAGCTGAAAGAATAAAAAAAGAACAAGAAATAAATAATTTAAAAAATGAAGTTAGTGAAATTAAAAGTATGTTAACTAAAGTAATAGAGAAGTTAGATGGCTAAAACAATAATTAATTTAACAGATCCAATTAGTACACTCGTTACTAAAACAAATACTATATCTAGTCACATTGGTGATATAACTCAATTAAACACAACAGGCGCTGATTCTGACATTGTACAAGCTATAAACGCAATAAATGTAAAAGCTGATAATACTGATTCATCAACTATATTATCTTTAATCAGTGCAAATTCTATGGACTCATCAGAAGTTTTAGCTTTAATCAAAGCAGACTCTGGAGAAACAAGTATTATGTCAAACTTTCAAAAAGATAGTGCTAATGGTATTGGATTTGATTCAAGTCAAGGTAGATTTTTTATACCAATAAATACGTTAACTAGCACTAAATTTAGTAGTCCAGTGTCACTTTTAATTAAAGATTCATCAGGTAGCACTTTAAAAACAATACGTTCACCGGGTAGTTAGCCATGGCAGCAAGAAGGCCATTATATAATGATGGAAACGATCTAAGAGAGATGTCTTCATCAATGATAACTGCTATACAAAATAGATGTATATATGTTTATGGCAGTAATCCAAGTGTAACGTTATCACAAGTTTCAAATGGTGGAACTTTAGATTCAATGTCAGATACTAGGTTGCAGGCTGGTGCCGCGGCAACTAGAGCAGACAGGTTTCCAACTGAAGGAGAAACTGCAGAACCGACTACAGTAACAGTAGTATTTGATAGAATAAGCCAAGTTAATGCGTCACTAAGTGCTCCAACAGATACTAACAATAAATTATACCCAGTGTATTATGATGGCTCAAATATACAAGCAATGAACTCAACAGATATGTTTGATACGTTTATAGACGGCGCATTGAACTTAATTATTGACGGCACTGATAGAGACGGCACGTTTAGAATACATACAGCTACTTCACTATCAGATCACACACTTATATCTTCAACACCAGTTTTTATCGATACAAGAGCTAACACTGGAGCTTATACGGCAGGTGGTATCGGTGAAACTTTAGATCAACCAACTACTATTCAAAATTATTATTTAATGAGAACTAATCAAGGAACGGCACCATCAATAACAGTTCCTTTTCAAATCAACTCTGACAATGACTTACAAACTTACACTGCTGCATCGTTTGACGCAATGTTGCTTGCAGAAATGAGGCATCACACTGTAAATACAAGTGGTTCTAGATTGACATACAGTATCAATGGTACTGGAAATAATCGAGGTAGCGGCATGGTTGATACGAGACTAGATGGTGGTGGTAATTATCAACAAAGATTTGTAAATGCAAATGATTATAGAGCTCAAGAGTTTCCAAACGGTACTGCTCAAACACAAAATACATTTTTTTTAAAAATAACAAGGAGTTAAGAATGGCTATTCCGGGACATGATTTTTTAACAGCACATTTTTCTAATAATGACAGGACAATAGTTGAAGCTTATTGGACAACTCCTGATGGTAAAGAAACAAGAGTTGAATATATTGAAGCAAAAGAAGGAGATCCAAGTTGGGAAAACTTACTTACTCACATGGATATCGATACTTTACATGAATCAACTTATAAACAGATACGAGCACAAAACGAAGCATTTGAAAATGATGTGGTAAAAATTGGTAAAGAACGAGGGTTGATTTATGATTTAAGTGAAGGGTCAAGTAATTTATATAAAATGATTGCGCATGCTATATTTGCAGATTTTAATGAAGAAGAAGATAAAGAAAGATTATTTTTATTTAAGTTAGAACTATTTGAACTTGATGCTATTAAAAAATCAAAAAGTAGAAACTTAAAAAGCAAGTTAAGAAAATCAAAAAATTTATTAGAAGCAATTAAAGCTGCTGTTGCTATAGCGGAAGAAAGTAAGAAGACCACCACCCCTGTTGATGCATAAGATGATAGCTTTGATTAAATAACACTACATTATAATTATTAAATTTGTTTTCATTTAAATATTTAATTGAATTGACTTCATATGAATAGTTATATGTTTCATATGTTATATTTTCATAAATAAATTGATCGATACCTCTTGAATATTTTAACATATAATATTCCGGATCATTATTAAAAAAATTAAATATTTTAGATTGATCACCTTTCCAAGATATTACAGAAGAATTTAACGGCGTGTGTTCATGCTCTCTCCACCATGCATGGCATAGTGTAAATTCACTTTTTAAGAATAAATTACAATCTTTTAAAATACAAACGTCTAAATCAAAGTAAATGTTTTGTCCATCTCTAAACATATCGAACATTTGTAATTTGTTAAATACACCATCATATTCATCTTTAGTAATAACTTCAAATTTATTATAATTTAAATTAGAATAAGTATCAATCATATGTTTTAAATTATTAACATACCATTGAGAATATTTTGTACCTGTGTTAACAGCTATAACTCTAAGCATT